AGGCAGAGCGGCGAAAGAGATGGCTGCGTCGCTCCGCACCAACTACGGGAGCAGGACGAAAGCCAGTGACCTTGCCGCAAGCATCCAGAACCTTTACACCATGCTGGATGGGATGAACGCCAGAAATACGGAGAGGGTAGCTGCCGCCGCCACCAACATCGGAAAAGCGGTGCTTGATGGGACGATGGTCAAAGACAACACTCTCAGCAAGCAGTATCCCAATCTGAAGAGGGAACTGAGAGACCCTCATCTGTATCTAAACGAGACCCTCAAGGGAGACATGGCGTCTGCCTACGACAACATGACTAACTTCCGCAGGGCCGTGGGGAAGCGCCTCACTTTTGCGAAAGCAGGAGAGGGAAGCTTCCGAAGCGTTGACAGCTTCTATGGAGAACTCAGTGAGAAATATCCGGAGCTCTTCCCGGCAGACATCACGAATCCCTCCGATCAGCTTCTCATGATGATCGAGGTGTCGAATAACCTGGATGGTGAACGGGTGAGCAACCTGGAACTTAACGGGTACGGCGGCGACCTGGACAAGACAGCCTTCATGATTGGGCAGGAAATCATCGGCGGATACTATGCCTCCATCAGCAACAGCAACTTTAACCGGGAGCTGAAGAAAGCCAAGGCCGACCTCCAGAAGCAGTACGGAGAACAGCTTGCGGTAGCAACGGCCCGTGTCGATCAGTTGCAGAAGGAACTCCTCGCAGAGAAGATGAAGGGAGGGAGCCAGAGAGAACGGGAGCGCACGGAGTACTGGCGCCAAGGGTATGAGCTCGTAAGGGACAACCTGGCAAAGGTCCACGCAGAGTATGCGGAAAAAGCCAGAAAGCTGAAGGAAAAGAAGAGAGGAACCGAAGCACGGCAGGAACTTCTGAAGAGGGCGAGGAAGCTTGCCTCCATGAAGAGGACGGGGGACCCCAGATTCCGTGCAGAGGTGGATGCTCTGATTGGAGACCTCGACCTCGTGGCACCCGGTATCAGAAAGGATACCCTGGAGAAATTGCAGGACCTGCGGCGGCAGGTTGACGCACAATCCAAGCTTGACCCTGAGTACTACGCAAAGTTTGAAGCACCGAAATATGCGGAGCTGCTCGACCGTGTCCGAGATGGGAAAAAGCGCCTTAAAGACATGGATATCTCCGAGATCATCAGATTGACGGAGGCCGTTGTGGCGCTTGAGCACTCAAAGGCAACCTATGACAGGGAGATCAAGAAGGAGAGAGGGAAGCTCCTGCTCAACTATGCGAGGACGGCGATTGACCAGCAGAAGAAAGTGAAGGGCATCAACTACAAGAATGAGTTTGGCTTCATGCTTGGGAAATACCGGCTGAATATGCTGAACCCGACCAGGGCGTTCCAACTTATAGACGGCTATCAGAAGGGCGGTGTCTTTACCTATTTCGCCAACGAACTGAATGCCGGTCAGACAAAAGCTGCGGAATTCCGCATGGAAGTTGAGCGGATGTTCCAGAAAATCGACAACAACCCGAAACTGGTCAATGATTTTGCCAAGCCTACCATCGAGATCCAGACGATGGAGGGCAAGGTGAAAATTTCCAAGGGTATGCGGATTGCTCTGTATCTCCACGCACAGAACAGGGAAAACATAATGCATATCGCTTACGGCGGCATCACGATTCCTGATGCAGCACTTTATGCCAAAGGGAAGTATGCGGAAGCATACAACGCCGGCAAGACGGTGCATTTCGCTCCGTGGATGAACGGCTCCAATGCCAACAACGACAGCCGCACGGCTAAAGCCATTGCTGAAATCACGAAGCACATGACCCCGGAAGAGCGTGAATATGCAGAGATCGCCCAGACCTTTTTCAACGAAACCACGAAGAAAGCAATCAATGAGACATCCCTCCTGCTTGATGGGTATGAGAAAGCAACAGTTGAGCACTACTTCCCCATTAAGACGGACAAGAGATTCCTCCAGCCGTCGCTTGATGATCTGAAAAAGGACGGCACCATCGAGGGAGTTGGGATGCTCAAAGAGAGGACCGGAAGCCGTCTGCCCATCCTTCTGGAAGACGCCTCACAGGTGGTGCTCCGGCAGAAGAACAACACTGCCATGTACTACGGGTTGGCGATCCCGGTCAGAAACTTCACACGGTTTTATGGTCAGACGGTAGACACGAAAGCAGGAGAGAGCGTACAAAGCGCCATCTCAAATGTCTGGAACAAGCCTGGCATGACCTACATCGAGAACGTGATCTCCGACTTGCAGTTTGGACGGCAGACACAGCGGACGATCCTCGACTCCATGAAAGGCTTGTATGCGGGCACCACGCTGAACCTTAACCTGGGCGTGTCTATCAAGCAGTCCGCCTCTTATCCGTTCGCGGCTTCCGTGATCGGGTGGGCTCCCCTGGCGAAAGCACTGGGGCAGCGCTTTACTGCGGAAGATCGGGCCTACATGGACAGCATAACGCCCTGGGGATACATGCGGCGCACCGGGTTCTCCGGCACCGAGATGGGCGAGGTGGCAAGGCAGCGGACCGGAATCGACAATAACCAGACGATTCAGAAGGCAAAGACCATGCTCGACTTCATCCGCCGGGTGGACGTGGCGACAACTGAGAAGCTCTTCAAGGCCTGCGAGAACTATGTGCAGGAGAAGTACCCGGACCTGGAAGTGAGGGGAGAGGAGTACGGGAAGAAACTGGCAGAGATCTACAACGAGACCCTGCAGAGAACGCAGCCGTCTTATGATGTGATGCAGCGGAATGAGTTCCTGCGGTCCCAGAACGACCTCACCAAGGTGCTTGGAGCCTTCAAGACCCAGACCTTCAACATGGGCGGGGAGATCCTCGATGCCTATGGGAAGTGGAGAGCACATTCCGAGTATGCCAAGATTGACTCCTCCTACGAGACCATGGCAAAGGAATCCGGGAAAGCCTTCCGGACCACCGTGGCGGCTACCATCGTGGCGCAGGCCATGCTCGTGGCGCTGTCAGCGGCAGCCAACGCCGTGCTCCACAAGATGAAGCCCTACAGAGATGACAAGGGAGAAGTCACTGCGGAGAGCCTTGCAAAGAAGGTCATGCAGGATTTCGCGACATCCTTCGCTGGTCTCACCATGGGCGGAAGCGAGGCACAGGCGGCGGTTATGGCTGTCTTTGGGGCCGAAAAGTGGTATGACATCGAGTATCCTGGCCTGTCGATGATCAACGAGTTGGTGAGCAGCATCACAGACTTCAGCACTGCGGTCCGGAAGTCACTGGATAAGGACAATGCGAAAGCGGCAGAGGACAGGCAGAAGGCGTCCGTGAGACTTGGAAAGGTCCTGATGCAGGTTTTCAAACTGAAGGGCATTCCTTCCCAGAACCTCTACAACATCGCCAACATGGTCTATCTCCACGGACAGGACCTGGCAAACGATGAGCTCGGCAGCTTCACCGCCGGAAAGGGCCTCTTCGGTCTGACGGATACCTCACCGACAGGAAAGCAGTTCGCAAAGCAGGCTTTCTACTATTACGGCAAGGGAGATGTCAGCAAGGGAACCAAGGCGGCAAAACGAGCCTCGGAGAGCGGCATCAAGGACGAGCTCGGCGGCAAACAGGAAAACGCCATCGAGTATATGAAGAAGAGCAACCTGGATGACAAAACCATGAGAATGCTCTGGGAACTGGCAGGTTGGAAAGCCAATACCTTTGACAAGAAAATGGCAAAGTGACACTCTCCTTTTTGGGGCCCCTTCGGGGGCTCCTTTTTTGCGCCCTCCACCGGGGGCGCACTTTTTATTTTGGCTTTTCTATACTTTTATCGTAAACAACCGAGACACGCGGGAGAGACCGCAGAGGAGAGATCCGCATGAAATATTTTTATATGCTTCAACTCCAGCAGTTTGCTGATGGAGGAAATTCGGGCGATGCTTCCCAGGCCGCCGCTGGGACTACGGGCGAAGGAACTGAGCAGGCCGCCGCTGCCGGAAACGAGACAAGGGCAACTTTTGAGGACCTGATCAAAGGGGAGTACAAGGAGGACTACGACAAAGCGGTCCAGAAGATCGTGCGTCAGCGGTTCTCCCGGGCGAAGGCAGATGAGGAGAAGCTCAACAAGATGGCTCCGATCCTCCAGGCTTTGGCATCCAAGTATGGGACTGATGCGGAAGATATCGACTCTATCGCAAAGTACATCGAGGAGGATGACGAGCTCTACGAGGAGGCCGCCATGAAGGCCGGACTGACGGTTGATCAGTACAAGCGCTTCTCCAGAATGGAAGCCGAGAACCAGCGGCTCCAGGCAGAACGGCAGCTGAACGAGCAGCGGATAGCTGCTCAACAGCAGTACAACGTCTGGCTTGAGGAATCCGAGAAACTTAAAGCGGAGTTTCCAGACTTTGATCTGAACACCTACCTTCCCGATGAGCGCTTCCAGCGCCTGCTGAAGAACGGTGTTGGCCTGAGAGAGGCGTACATCGCTCTGGATGCCGATAGGATCCTTCCCGGCGCCATGGCCTATACGGCACAGCAGGTGGCGAAGAAGACGGCAGAATCGATTGCCCAGCGCGGATTACGCCCCATGGAGGGCGCGCTGTCCGGGCAGGCATCCTCAAAAGCAAAAACCGATGTCTCCAAGATGACCAATGCGGAGATTGCCGAGTATGTGCGGCGCGCATCCAGAGGGGAGCGCATCGCCTTATAAGCGGCACCCGCGCCGGCGGCCCAAATTGAGGACCGTCGCACACCCAAAAAGATAAGGGGGCAAAATGGAGAATTTCATCTATAAGCTGAATCTGCAGCAGTTTGGGGATGTGATGAACGCCACCACGTCCGCCACCACCGGGAACGACCTGTCCCCGGAAATGAAAACCTTTTATGACAAGAACCTGATCAGACTGGCAGAGCCCTATCTGGTCCACGACCGCTTCGGGCAGGAGAAGCCGATCCCCAGAGGAAACGGCAAGACCATCGAATTCCGTAAGTTCTCGAAGCTTCCGAAGGCCCTGACTCCTCTGACCGAGGGCGTCACTCCCGATGGACAGGCCCTGAACGTGACCGCCATCCCTGCCACCGTGGCGCAGTACGGCGGCTACGTTAAGGTCACCGACATGCTGCAGCTGACCGCCATCGACCCGATCATCACCGAGGCGACCGAGCTGATCTCTCAGCAGGCGGGACGCACTCTGGACACCATCACCAGAGAAGTGGTGAATGGCGGCAGCAATGTGGCCTTTGCCAACGGCAAAACCGCCAGAAACGCTATCGGCGCTGCGGATGTGCTGACCGTTAAGGACATCCAGAAGGCGGTTGCTGCCCTGAAGAATCAGGATGCGCCGATGCTGGAGGGCGGCTACTTCGCCGCAATCATCCATCCGAATGTGGCATATGACCTCATGAGAGACCCGGAGTGGATCGACTGGCAGAAGCATACCTCCCCGGAGCACATGTACAACGGAGAGATCGGACGAATCGCAAACGTGGTCTTCTTCGAGAGCACGGAGGCAAAGGTCTTTGAGAGTGCAGGCGCCTCCAGCGCAAATGTCTACTCTACCGTAATCATCGGCAAGAATGCCTATGGTGTGACCTCCATCCAGGGCGGCGGCCTTGAGACCATCATCAAGCCCAAGGAGCAGGCCGGTGGTCCTCTGAACCAGTACTCCACGGTCGGCTGGAAGGCCACCAAGACCGCTGAGAGACTGGTCGAGGAGTACATGATTCGTATCGAGAGCGGATGCTCTCTGGGATAACAGCTAGCACAAGCCAGGGACATTATTAATGTCCCTGGCAAATAATAGGAGAGTGCAAATGGCAAAAATGGTAAAGAAGGGACTTTCTGGCAAAACTATCACCATCAATCTTTTCTACGATGGCGATAAATACAAGGACCCGGTCTTCGTTGGAATCAACGGCATGTCGTGGCTTGTGAAGCGCGGTGAGCCGGTTGAAGTTCCTGTCGAGGTATATGACGTCCTGATGAACCAGATGAAGCAGGACAAGAGCGCGGCTGACCTCATGAAGTCCTTACAGAAGGACTCCAAGGAGGCCATGGCGGAACTGTGACATGTGGACACAGTTTAACAACAACCCCGCTGGTCGGAATGTTGGGGACTGCGCCGTTCGGGCAATATCTGTGGCACTCTCCGTAGACTGGGAGACGGCATACGCCATGTTGGTAGCATCTGCTTTTTTTATGGCGGATATGCCTTCGTCGGATGCCGTCTCCGGTGCGGTACTAAGACGCCATGGTTTCATTCGTGAAGCGATCCCGGACACCTGCCCCGATTGCTTTACGGCAGAAGACTTCTGCCGTGAAAACCCGGACGGGACTTTTGTCCTTTACTTCGGGGGCCATGTGGCAACCGTGGTTGATGGAGATATATACGACGCGTGGGACTCCTCGCATGAAGTCCCGCAGTTCGTTTGGAGAAGGAGGGATAGGTAACCGATGGCCTACAACAATGGGTTTCCGATAGGATATCAGCAGATGTATCCGCAGTATTATCCGACACAGCCTTCGGTTCCTCAGACGCAGCAGACAAGCGGCCCTATATGGGTCCAGGGTGAAGCCGGGGCGAAGAGTTATCTTGTGGCCCCCAATACCACGGTTGCTCTCTGGGACAGCGAGTCTCAAGTCATCTACCTCAAGTCGGCAGATGCTTCCGGCATGCCTGCTATGAAGGTGCTGGACTACACGATCCGTGGGGGGAAACCGCTGAACCAGAACGTAGAGTACGCAACCAAGGAAGATCTTGAAAAGCTTCGTCAGCAGATCGATGAGGTCCGGGTTTCTCTGAAAGGAGCGGCTGAATGAATCCCTTGTATAGGCAGATGATGCCGCAAATGCCGCAGAATAACGTGGTTCAGAGGTTCATGCAGTTTAAACAGCAGTTTCGTGGGAATCCACAGGAGCAGGTACAGCAGTTGCTCAACTCCGGCAAGATCACGCAGGCCCAGTACGACCAGGCTGTGCAAATGGCGAACAGTCTCAGGAACATGATGAACATGTAACTGTTGCGATATCGCAACATAACACCGGCTGCCGATTGGTGGCAGTCGCTGACCCCGAACAGCTAGGGGTAGAAAGGATATACGACATGATGGATAACGGAAATGGCGGAACTGGAATGATCATGCCTGTTGCTCCGACCGGCTTTGCCGGAACCGGATATGGAAACGGCTTCGGCGGAGACGGGTGGTGGATTCTTCTGCTGTTCATCCTCCTGGGCGGATGGAACAACAACGGATATGGCGCCGGTGCAGGCGGCTTTGGCGGCGGTGGCCTCTATCCCTGGATGAACCAGAGCAACCAGATCAATGACGGCTTCCGGGACCAGATGATCAACAGCAACATCACCGGCATCCAGAGCGCTGTGACTTCCGGCTTCGGTGATGTCCAGACCGCTCTCTGCGGTGGTTTCGCTGGTGTGAATGCGAACATCGCCAATGCTGCGGCACAGGCCGAGATCGGCGCCAATGCGAGACAGATGGCAGATATGCAGCAGAATTTCGCACTCCAGACCGCCATGATGCAGGGCTTCAATGTGTCTCAGGCGCAGCAGGCCAATGGGGTCAGAGACATCATGGAGAACTGCAACCGGAACAACCAGGCGGTTCTCGACAAGCTCTGCCAGCTTGAACTGGACGGCGTGAAGGGCCAGCTTGCGCAGGCCCAGAGAGAGAATGTTGGCCTCCAGAACCAGCTGAACATGGCGGCACTCCGTGAGTCCCAGACCGCACAGAACGCCTTCATTCAGCAGGGCTTCTCCAATGAGGTTGACGCTTTGTATAACCGATTAAATTCCTGCCCCGTGCCCAGCACCCCGGTCTATGGCAGAACTCCGATCTTCACCTGCAACAACCAGAACACCGGCTGTGGCTGCGGATGCGGCGGTAACGCCTTTCTGAATTAAGGAGGTATTGCCGTGTCAGCAGTTTATTTAACCACCAGCGACGCATTGGTCGCTTTAAACGGAACTATCCCGTTTAACAGTGTTTCTATTCCGTGCAATACGGGGAATGTAAATCCCCTTGCGTCAGGAATTCTTAATCTGCGTGGCAATACATGTAACCGTTTTGCGAGATACAAGGTGAGGGTGAAGGCGAACGTCAAGATCCCCGCGGGCGGGGCGGTTACTCCTTTGGCGATTGGAATTGCTGTGAACGGTGCTGTCATCCCCGAAAGTGTGGCAATCGTCACGCCTGCGGCGGCGGATGAATACTGGCACATCAATACCGATGCAACCATTACGGTTCCCAGAGGGTGCTGCGTTACCGTGTCTGGAGTCTATGTGGATGGCACGGAAGATGATGCGGCAGTTACGCCTACTCCGTCAGTCCTTGTGAGACGCAACGCATCGATTGAAGTAGAAAGGACCGCCTGAGGAGGAGGAGAAAATGCACGAAGAGATTAAAGAGATTTTCGAGAAGCTCTGCGATGAGCTTTGCGAGTACGGGCAGAAGGATCTGACCCAGGATACCCTTAAGACCATCGACACTCTGGCACATGCTGGTAAGAACGTCCTGAAGATCATGGAGGGATGTGAGAAGATGGAAGGCGGGTCCTACGCCTACTATGACGAGGACCCCAGAACCGCAGCGATGGGAGGATCCATGAGGGGGTCCTACCGGATGTCCGGTAAGAGAGACAGCATGGGCCGCTACTCCCGGGCCGGTGGCGACGGGTCCTATGATGGGAACGGCGGCATGTCGAACCGTGGATACTCCAGGGGGAATAATGTCACTGACGGCCTCCGGGAGCTGATGTATGCCGCGCCTCCCGAGATGCAGGGCGAGATCAACCGCCTGATCAAGAAGCTGGACAACATGTAAGCGCATGAAGGAGGCCCGGGGTGTCATCTTCCGGGCCTCCTTTTGCAAGGGGGAACCAATGATAATTATTAAGAACAAAAAGCTCTTGATCCCCACAGATGAGCGCTACATCGCTGCGGACTTCGACGCCAGCACCGGCATCAGGCAGTTTCAGCTGGACCGGTACTCCGTAAATGAGGTGGACCTCTACGGGCTCTCGCCAACACTGGTCATGGAGTATGAGGACGGCGCCACAGATGTGTGTGACCTCACGAAGGAAGTGGACGATGAGACCGAGCAGCTCTTGACCTTGACCCTCACGATCCCCGCCAGTGTGGCGTCCCATCCTGGGACCGTCTTCGTGACAATCAAGATGACTGACTCTCGCGGGACTCTCCGGTGGGCGTCCTTCCGGGCCGCCATGTACATCGAGAAGACCGGCGCAACCCCGGCTGTCACCACGGGCCTTTCCGTTTTTGAGCAGATGCAGGCGAGGGCTGATGAAGCAATGCAGCGGCACACCGCTGCGGTAGAGGATGCGATCGGTGATGCGGCAGAGGCAGAAGCGGCTGCACTCACGGCAGCGGAATCTGCTGACGCAGCGAGAGCGGCCCTCCAGACGCTGATCTCTTCCGGGCAGCTTGTAGGTCCACAGGGGCCGAAAGGCGACACCGGGCAGAGCATTGTAGGGCCACAGGGACCGAAAGGCGACACCGGCGAAAAGGGTGACAAGGGAGACCGCGGCGACAGTGGGATTCTGATAAAGGTCGAAGGCACCTATGCATTGTATGTGGACGCTGCCGGCGACCTGTGGGTTGAATATACGGAAGGCACAGCGGTGCCCACGTTTGAGTATGACCCTGAGACCGGGAACCTCTATGAGGTTACGGAGACTTAAGGAGGAGCTATGGCAACAGTAAGAAGACTTATTGGAAATATCAAGGGACCGAAGGGCGATACCGGCGCAACCGGTGCGACTGGCGCACAGGGGCCTGCCGGGCAGGATGGTGCCCCTGGCGTAAGCGACTACGCCACCACCGAGGCGGCAGGCCTGGTCCGTGTGGGAGATGATTTTAAGATCAATAGCAGTAACGGTACGCTGTCGATTAAGAATCTGTTCACCACGGCTTCTACCCTGGCAAAGATGGTCTCCGAAGAGGCTTTCGCCACCTCCCTAGGCAAGATCGCCAAGGCCGTGGACTGGGTGGTGGACAATGCTCCTAACTTCTTCAATAAGAGTACGGACATTGTGGACGGGTTCAATTCTGCGCTGACGGATAAGGCCCTGAGTGCGAATGCGGGAAAGACCCTGAAGACCCAGCTCGATTCTTTAAATGACTCTTTAGATGGTGTTGGTGGTTCCTATGCCGCTTTTACCAGTAACGATGATGTTACAATTAATGATAAAACTTTAATTGGTACCTTCACGATGCCCACTGGAACATGGGTGGTAGAAACCTTTGTTCGCTTGCACAACATTCCCGCCAATTCAAAGTATTCTCTTTACCTTGGAACGCTGTCAACAACGGCCTTGGCAAGTAACAGCTCTGGGCAGACATCCTTTTTTGTGGGCAATGCGTCAAGCGGCTATTTTGGAACTTCGTTCATAAGGATTTTCCGTATCACTAGCGAGACTCAGCTAAATCTTATCGTGCAGGCTAGCGGCGGAGCCTGTGATGTAGCGAGAGTTATGCGTTACAAGATAGCAAATTGAAAATAGGAGGAGAGATTATGTCAAAAGCAATTCCCGTTAATATGAAGATCAACATCCACGATTTCCAGCGCATCGAGAAGCGGATCGCACAGGTGAAGGCAGATGTTGAAGCTGACACCCAGATGACCGCCGAAGAGAAGGCCGCCAAGTTTGAATCCGTCCTCGGGCATTACACCGGCCCGGACACTGGCCTTGTATGGGACGACAGCACCGGGAAGATCAGCATTGCACCCGGCTTCCATGCAGATGCTGACGGCAACATCGTCAAGGGGTGACGGAAATGCTGGAACAATTCTTGCATGAGATCGCGCACAACGTCTTTCTTCAGGCTGCCGCGCTTTGGATCGTGTTCGATACCTTTCTGGGATGCATAAGGGCAGCGTTAGACCATGAATTTAATTCGTCCTTTGGTATCAACGGCGGGATTCGGAAGGCCGGGATGCTCATCAGCTTAGTATTCTTGATGTGCTTCGACGTTCTCTCCGGGTTCAACCTCATTGGCTTTGTGCCGGAGGAGATACGCATGGCCTGCGGGGGCATCAAGGTAGGCACCGGCGAATTCTTTGCCATCCTTTATTTCATCTATGAAAGCATCAGCATCCTTAAAAATATGTACAGATGCAAGATACCGATGCCGAAGTGGATGGTCAAGAAACTTGAGCAGTTCCTGAAGGACATGACGGGGGAGATGAAACAATGACGGATCCGAAAGAAGGTGATTTTTCTGATTTCGAACTGTGGATCGGATGAAAATAAGAAGTATCGTGGCGGCAGATCAGGAGACCAGACCGGCAATGAGTGGCGGGTGATCAACTGGTACAACAGGCCCTGGTCCTGTGTCCTCCGCTGGCCCGAGAAGAGGGTCGCCCAGGACATCGCCTACTGCGCCAGGGCGGCTGCGGAGAACGATAAGATCGGTTATGATCAGGACCAGCGGGACACCTTCTGGAAGGCCCTCTGCAACGTGGCGAACTACGATCCGGCGCGGATAACCGTAGCCTGCGAGGCGGATTGCTCCTGTGGCGTGGCGTCTATCGTAAAGGCGGTGGGGTACCGGCAGGGAATCGCGGACCTTTCCGATATCGATCCAGACTACTACTGGACCGGGAACCTTCGCGCCGGCTTAAAGGACATTGGCTTTCAGGTGCTGACAGGCAGCAAGTATGTCACATCTGATCGCTATCTCTTACCGGGGGACATCCTGCTCTATGACAACCACCATACCGCCATAAACCTTGATGTAGGGTCGTTGGTCCGTGACGAGTGGGATCCCGTACCGACCTATGTTCCCGGATGGCACCGGGATGACAAGGGCTGGTGGTATGCAAAGGACGAGCACCACTTCGCCAAGAAGGAGTGGATGAAGATCAACAAGTGCTGGTACTTCTTCGACTTCGATGGATACGCAGTGACCGGACACCAGGTGATCGATGGTAAGCAGTGGTACTTCAACGCGGAGGCGGGGCATCCGAAAGAGTGCGCCCTCATGGTGACAGACCCGGAGGGAGCACTGCAGGTTTGGGTGGTCTGATTTCGTGTTGCATCTCGTGTTGCATCATGCACCTTTTTTAGGCTTTTTGGGTAGTCTGTGGGACTACTGCAATAGGTTTTAAAACATCAAAAACCCACGGATTTAAGCCATTCTTGGCTTGCTTCCGTGGGTTCTTTCCGAGAGCAGGCGACGGGAATCGAACCCGCCAAAAACCTAGCAGGAATGCGGCTCCGCAGGTTCCGTGTTGCATTTCGTGTTGCATCATGCACCAGTTAGGGCGGAAAAGTGCTCGTTGATCTTCTGGGTCTGCTTCGCCTCTTCGTCCTGGATCGTGTTGCGGTAGACCCTCTTCATGACATAGTCGGAGCTCCATCCGCCCCTCTTCATGATGTACTGGTCCGGGACGCCGATGGCATGCATGATGGAGGCGCCGTAGTGCCGCAAGTCGTGGAACCGGAAGTGCGGAACCCCGGCTCTCTTCACCGCTTTAATGAATCGCTCTGTGATCTTGTCCGGGGAACATTTGAGGATGCGTCCCTCGCCTTTTCCGATGCGGTCGATGACGAACTGCGGCAGGTCGATTGTTCGGTTGGAGCCGTCTGTCTTCGGTGGCTTCGTGGTAAAGCCGCCATCAGGATTGCGGACCAGCGCCTTGCTGACGGTGACCCTGGTCCCCTTGATATCACTGTATTCCAGGGCGCAGGCTTCTGACCTTCGGAGAGGACCAAAGGCCGCAAGGAGCACAGCGATCTCAAGCTGTGTCCCTTTGATGCAGGCCAGGAGCTTCTTTACATCCTCATCGGAGGGACAGTAAAGCTCCGGTCTTTTTCTTTGTGGGAGGGTCACCTGGGCCTGGAACTCCGGGCGGAACATTTTTATCGAGGAGAGAAGCAGGCCGTAGGCGTTGCGAACCGTCTTCGGGGAGACATCCTCCGAGAGGTTGCTGACCCATAGCTGCACATCCTGCTGGGTGAGCTCGTCCAGGGGGCGCTTCGAGAGCGAGTCCGTGGTGATATAGGTTCTATCGATCCCTTCGTAGCTTCTCACTGTAGATGGAGACAGGACGGACCGCTTGAGGGCGATGTAGCGGCCCACAGCGTCCCCAACGGTGAGAGACGGCTTACTCTCTGCCTCTTCCTCTTCGACCCCTCTGGAGGCCTTGTAGAGGGCCACAGCGGCATCCAGGTCTGCCCTGGTGGCTGCCGTGAAAGACTTGTACTTCCGCTTCCCGGAGGCATCCTTACCGAGGTATACCATGGTGCGGATGCTGCCGGAGGGGAGCTCCCCTTTTTTCTTTCGTCCCATAATGCCCTCCTTCTATCTGCTTACTTTCCCAATATTCTTTTTCCTTTTTCTGACATTCCTCGCACAGAAATATCCTGTCGTTGTCGAGCGGTTTACCGCAGATCATACAATTGCCATTAACAATTACCTTGATTTCCAAATTTTTATTCCCCATAGACACCTCCTTACTGGGGGAGGCAAAAGTCATAAGGTCGTGATATACTGACCATGAGGGAATCAGAAAACCTCATGCTTTTCCTCCCTGTTTAGCCGTCCGTGATGCCGACACGGGCGGCATTGTTTTTCTCCAAACTTCTCCCAATTTAGGCGGTTATAAATTCTTGCTTTTATTTATGATCGTCATGATGAAAAAAAGTGAATTCATCTCAGGCCTCCTTTGATGACTGTGATTTGATTTCTTTTTCCTTGGCCTCTTCAGATGCAAGGAAATCAATCATGGTGGTAACTGCAATCTGATGCTCCGGTGTAAGTTTGGAGAGCTTTTCGTAATATGCCATAAGACGGTTGCGCTGCGTAAGATCCTCCGCCAGTTTCATGAGGAGAGGATTCTCTTCATGTTGTTCCAAGTCCATCAACCAGACTGGATCACATTCCAGGGCCTGTGCCAATTTGGATATCATCGCCCTCTTGATATTCTGAACCCTTCCGCTTTCGTACTTAGCTACCGCCGACTTCTGGACGCCGAGCTTCGTTGCGAGTTCCTCCTGCGTCAATCCAAGTTCAATTCTTCTTTTTCTAATCTTCTCCGCCATTCCCATGTTACTTACCTCCCTGAATCCATAATAAACCACGGATTCTGAGAAATCAACAAGGGTGTCTTATTAAGAAAATATCGTGTTGACATAATAGAAAACAGGGTATATGATGATGGTGTCTCAAAAAGACACTACAGAAAGGAGGAAAGATGGACAAATATAAACTTGAGTACATCATGCGGACGCATGGAGACACCGCAGGAGACTTGGCTCTGTACCTGGGAATTAACAGAAGTACGTTCTCTGGAAAGATTAATGAGAAGCGAACCGGCTTTACGCAGTCTGAGATTCTGGCGATCAAAAAGCGCTACGATCTTTCTGCGGAAGAAGTGGGACAGATTTTTTTTGCCGATGGAGTGTCTAAAAAAGATACCGCGGAGGCCCGGAAGCCTAGGAATGCGGACCGATACGGACTGAAAACGGAGGAGTGACATGCCGAGGGTTGAGAGCATCTACTCTGACATGGAGCAGGAGATCGTTGAGCTCATCGCCGGGGCCGGATACAACCAGGGGGTCCCCGCGAAGAAAATCTCCGAGCGCATGGGCCGCAGTGAGTACTGGCTCCGGGACCTCAAGAGAGACAAGGAACTCACCACGATGTCGGTGCGGGATCTGATGCGGCTGGCGACCATGGCGGGGAAGAAGGTAGTAATCAGAGGGAGAAGCAAGTGAGGAGGCAAGAGATGCACACTAACACACTGCCGGTCAGGCCTGGAAGGCCGGAGGACCGGCGACTGATCAAGGAGCTGAATGAAGAGGGGCAGATGAGCCAGAAGCTCTCCAGAGCGCTGCAGACGGCAGCTATGGCAGGCCTCGGGATCCTGGCGGCGGTTGCCTTTGCGGCAGCGGCACCGATGGATGTGCAGGCTGGAGAGTGGGAGAGCCTGGGGACCTGGAAACTGACAGCCTACTGCCCGGAGGCCTGCTGCAACAGCCCTGAGAATGCCCACAAAACGGCCTCGGGGGCGCCCATGGTGGTCGGTCGTACAGTAGCGGTCGGCGGTCTCCCCTTTGGGACACGGCTCCTGATCGATGGTCATGAGTATGTGGTAGAGGATCGGGGGGTCCATGGACATCATGTAGACATCCTGCATGAGAGCCACAGGGCTGCAAAAAAATTCGGCGAACAGTACAAGCAGGTTTTCATCTGGAGGGAGGACTGACATGGATCTCTTTTTTGTCTTCGTAACATTCATCACGGCTTTTGGGCTGTCGATCATCCACGATCCGTTAACCAGAAGACTCGCCGAGGACCTGGAGGAGTGCTTCAGATGATAAAAAAAAGGTGCTGACCGGATGGCGCCAGTCAGCACTCAGGCAATAGGGTGCAAAGTCATACGAGGCTTTTGCACCTCCAGTATAACACACATTTTTATACAGGAGGAATAAAAAATGGCAATCAAGAAAACAGAGCTTATCGAGATCAAGAACCTGGAGATGGTGGACGTCCCAGTGAAAATCGTCGGAACCTCTCCGCTGATCATGCATGCCTGGAGCGCAAAAGCGAAGCGGCAGATTCTGGAGAAGGAATTCGGGAACCTCATCAAGAAAATGAAAGAGCCCCGGAATCCTGCTGAAGACTTCGCTTCCAGCATGTACTGGTTAACCCCCATGCCAGATGAACTGACTTATGAATCCGTCGAGAAGGCACTGGAGACCGCCCGGTTCGGGTTCCCGGTGACCGCATTCAAAAAGGCTGCCATCTCCGCTGCTTACCGAATGGGATGGACAGAGAACATGGTGAGTCTCAGAGGCGCTTTCTTCATTGTGCCGGATACAAACATGTACTACTCTGGGAACCTGGTAATCTCACCGGACCACAAGCAGATTGACATCATTCCTAACACGCCGGTCCGGATGCCCATGGTAGAGATCCATTCTGACCCGCCGATCATGAGAGAGGATCCGGTTGTCCTTGGTGGGATGAGCAGGTCCGCAGATCTGAGATACAGAGGAGAGTTCAACAACTGGAGCGCGACTCTGACGGTCAGGTACAACCGGAGCGGGCGTTACTCCCTGGAGCACATTCTGAACTTTATCAACGCCGGTGGATTCGTCAACGGCGTAGGTGACTGGAGACCGGAAAAGGACGGAGAGAACGGGACGTTCAAGGTCGACACCGGGAACTGATCTACATGGCAGGCAGGGCTAGGCGGGGCCCGGCGTGGGAGGCACGGCATGGCTAGGCATGGCAGGCTTGGCTCGGCGAGGCATGGGAGGCATGGTCTGGCTGGGCGAGGCAAGGCAGGTGTGGCATGGCACGGCTTGGAGTGACGGGGCTTGGAACGGCAGGGCTTGGCAGGCGAGGTATGTCAAGGCGCGGCGCGTCCAGGAAAGGTCTGGCACGGCAAGGCAAGGCAGGCGAGGTCTGGCTTGGTGGGGCGAGGCGGGGCAGTGTGAGGCAAGGCGCGGTATGGAACGTTGGGGCAAGGCAGGCGAGGCAAGGCGAGTCCGGGTATGGAAAGTTGCGGCACGGCAAGGCAGGCGCGGCAAGGCACTGCACGGCAGGGCGGGGAATGGAGCGGCAAGGCAAGGCAGGCAAGGAGGTGCAAATTATGATCTACAGATGGCGAAGCGGATCAATCCACAACGTGGCTCCAGAAGTCGCTGCAGAGGTTTGTCAGCGGCTGGAGCAGGAGGGCAGGCTAACTGCCCAGGAACTTGTTAACGAGAGCAGAGCAGAGGACGCGCCCCTGCACCCGGAGTTCGAGTGGCGGGATGAGGTGGCAGCGGAACGCTACCGCGAGGAGCAGGCCCGGTCCGTGATCCGGTCAATCGAGATTGTCTCGGAGGAACATGAGCCGGTCCGGGCCTTTGTCCACCTGGAGTGCGCGAAGCCAGAGTACACGGCGATTTATAGCGTAGTCACGAGCGAAGACCGCACCGGAATGATGCTGAAGAACGCGGTGGCGGAGATTAAAGCCTTCCAGAGGAAGTACGGAGCCCTGAAGGAGTTCGCAGGACTCTTCCAGAAGATTGACGAGATTCTCTCCGAGATCGGAGTGGCATGCTGACGAAGAAAACATTCCGAGCGAGAAGCGGCTGGCTGAAGGCCAGATCGGGCAGGATCGGTGGATCAGATGCGGCGGCTCTCCTGGGCCTTAACCCCTACAAGACCAACCTGGAGCTGTGGGAGGAGAAGACCGGCAGGAGGATACCGCCGGACATCAGCAAGGAACCCTACGTCAAGTACGGGCATCAGGCAGAGGCCCCGCTGCGGAGGCTGTTCGCCCTCGATTTCCCGCAGTACAAGGTCAAGTATTACCCGAACAACATCGTCACAAACGACAAATACCCCTTTGCCCATGCCTCTCTGGATGGAGAACTGGAAGAGATCGGGACCGGAAGGAAGGGAATCCTGGAAATCAAAACCACCAGCATCCTTCAGTCGATGATGTACGAGCGCTGGAAGGACAGGATCCCGGACAACTACTACTGCCAGGTGCTCTGGTACCTGATGATCACAGAGTATGACTTTGCGGTGTTGAAGGCACAGCTTAAAAGCGAGTGGTCAGACGGAGAAATCCGGGTCACCACGAAGCACTACTTTATCGAGCGGTCGGAGGTCCTGGATGACATCGAGGAGCTTCGAATCGCGGGAGAGAAGATGTGGTCCTGCATCAAGGAAGACCGCAGGCCGGATATTCTCCTCCCGGCAATCTAGGCTATATGCGTTCTGCCGGAGCAGCAACGCTTTAGTGACCTTTTACGGTACGGGTCTATGAGCTCCGGCAGCGGCGGCGGTTGAAGGAAGCGGCCCCGCCGCTCACGGGGAGAGAGGCAGTTCTCGCTGGGGGAGCCGAGCCCCCGGTCCAGCAGGTGCAACTCCTGCCTCCCCGATTTCGGCAAAATCACATCACCAACAAGGAGGAAAAAACATGGCATACGAAATGAAGATTTTTAACCCCTCAGAATCAGGCTTCGTGACCAAGATCGAGTGGAACTACGAGGACCTGAAGACCCAGATCACCGCTGCGGCGGAAGGCTACGCAACGGCGGTCTACACGGACGAGTACATCAAAGCGGCGAAGGCCGACAGGGCAAAACTGAACAAGTTCGTCACCGCCCTCAAGGGGCAGCGCACCGAGATCAGGAAGAAGCTCCTGGCGCCGGACGAGCAGTTCGGGCAGGAGGTCATGGAGATCGTCTCCATCGTGCAGAAGGCCATCGACAACATCGACTCCCAGATCAAGGCCTACGAGCAGAGAAAGAGGGACGAGAAGTGCGAGTGGGTGAAGGACACCTGGGACGAGATCTCTGCTCCCTTCTGCCTGGATGGCGTGGTCAGCTTCGAGCAGATCCTTAAGCCCGAGTGGCTTAACGCATCGGCCTCACAGAAGAGCATCAGCGATGATATCTACAACATCTGCGTGAAGATCCGCTCCGGTCTCGACATCATCGACCAGACCGACTCTGAGTATGCCGCCGACATGAAGAGAGTCTTCCTCACCACCTGGGATATCGGCGCCGCAATGCAGAAGCGGAACCAGCTGGAGGACGAAGCAAAGCGCCGTGCGGCCTACGAGGAGGAGCGGAGAAAGGCCCAGGAAGAGAAGGACCGGGCGGCTGCCGAAGAGGCAAAGCAGCAGGCCGCGGCAGGCCATGAGCCGGTGCAGCAGGGTGTGGCGGCAAAGGTAGACCAGCCGCAGGAGGAGAAGCGGTGGCTGGCTTTTGAGGCTCTGCTGACCGTCCACCAGGCGCAGATCCTCGCCAGCTTCATGCGGTACCAGGGCATCGAGTTCAGGCCGGTCCAGTAATCCACATATCCACATAAAATCCACAACAGGAGGAAAAACAAATGGCAGTCAAGAATCAGATCGCGAACAGAAGCACCCAGCGCCTCGGCATGGCGGCATATCTCACGCAGGATGCGGTGAAGAATCAAATCAACCAGATCGTTGGCGGCAAGTCCGGCCCCCGCTTTATCAGCTCCATTATCTCGGCGGTCCAGACCAACGCCCAGCTGCAGGAGTGCAGCAACGCCTCTATCCTTTCAGCGGCACTCCTTGGCGAGAGCCTCAAGCTCTCCCCTTCTCCGCAGCTTGGGCAGTTCTACATGGTCCCTTTCCGGGACAAGGAGCGCGGGATGGTGGCGCAGTTCCAGCTTGGCTACCGTGGCATGCTCCAGCTGGCGATCCGCTCCGGGCAGTACAAGCGCCTCAATGTCCTCCCGATCAAGGAGGGAGAGCTCATCTCCTACAACCCCCTGGACGAGGAGATCGAGGTGGAGCTGATCGAGGATGACGAGCAGAGAGAGGCGGCTGAGACCATCGGCTACTATGCCAGCTTTGAGTACGTCAACGGTTTCAAGAAGACACTCTACTGGAGCAAAAAAAAGATGCAGGCCCACGCCAAGAAGTATAGCCAGGGATATGCTGCCGACCTCCGAAAGGGAACCAGCTGGACCTTCTGGAGCAAGGACTTCGATGGGATGGCGATGAAGACCATGCTCCGGCAGCTGATCTCCAAGTGGGGTGTCATGAGCATCGACATGGTCTCCGCAATGGACGCCGATATGGCAGTGATCAAGCCTGATCTGACCCCGGACTACGTGGAGACGGAAGAGGTTCCCGCACAGGACGCGCAGGAAGGCCCCACAAAGGCCGAGAATCGGCCCGAAGAGGCGAAGGTGGAAACTCCTACGCCTAAAGCAGAAAAGCCGCAGGAAACGCCTCCCAGAGGCCCTGAGAGCGATGCCTTTGCAGCCGCCTTCTTCGGGGGCAAGTAATGAGCGAGTACTTCGGACGCAACCTCCGAAAGTACCGGAGGAGAATCAACAAGTCCCAGCGCACCCTGGCCCTCGAGCTGGGGTGCGATGTTCGGACGATATCCGCCTGGGAATGCGGCGAAAGAGACCCGAAACTCAGCTGCCTGGACCAGATAGCAGAGGCTGTCAGATGCACCAGGGTGGACTTGATACGGTAACCTGCGGGATCCAGACCCCGCTTGTGCTGCTCAAAGCTGGAGTAATGTGTCACGGCATCACTCAGCGTAACGGCATGGTAACGGCCCCCGGAGAAAATCCGGGGGCGGAAAGGAGCAATGTGAGGCGTGAAGAACAGCTTTTTACTCTACACAGACTACATGGAGCAGCTGGAGCTCCTGTCCCTTGAGCAGAGGGGAGTTTTGCTCACGGCTGTCATGCTGCACTCCATGGGCAAGGATCTTCCAGAGATGGACGCCGTGACAAAGATGGCGTTTTCCTTCATCCGCGCCGACCTGGACCGAGCTACCAAGAAGTATGACGAGACAGTCGGTAAGCGCAAGGCCGCCGGGAAGGCTGGCGGAGAGGCAAAAGCTGATAAGGCGAAGCAGCTTCTGGCAAACGTAGCAAATGCTAAATTTGCCAGAAATGATGTAGCAAACGTAGCAAATGCTAGTTTTGCTACAAACGGTCTAGCAAACGCGGTTGATAATGATAATGATAATGATAATGAGAATGTAAATGATAATAATAACCCCCCCTACCCCCCCTTACCGGGGGGAGACACCCCAAGGACACCCAAGACCAAGAAGGAGAAGGAGCAGCACAACCTGCGGCTCCTGGCTCAGTATGCCGCCCCATACACCATGTCCACGCCCCTTTACGAGACCCTCACCAAGTGGGCCGTCTACAAGGGGCAGCACAACTTCGCCTACGAGCCCCTTGGCATGCAGTCCCTTCTCACCATCGTCAACAAAAGCGTCAAGCAGTACGGGGAGGCGGCGGTTATCGAGAGGATCTCGGCGTCTATGGCCGACGGCTACGCCGGAATGCTCCTCGACAAGCTGGAGAAGGCCAGATCCGGGACAACACAGAAGCCCAAGAGCCGCTTCCACAACCTGGAACAGCGGCCTGCGGATGATATCGACCAGGAGGCCATTGCGCAGATGAAGGCCAGAATCCTGGGGAAGGGGGCGCCATGATCGATGTGGTGATCGCTGGTATCTTCGGTTTCATGGCAGGGTCGTTTACGACGGTCCTGCTTATAGCGCTGCTGTTGGCAGGAGGGGAGGACGATGACTGATTTTCAGGAGGTGGCGGTGTTGATCATTTTTCTGGTGACCTGGTTCGCCCTGCTGCACATGTGAGGAGGAGAAAGATGCGGCTGATTGATGCCTGCGCATTGCAGGAAGAGTACAAAGCACGGAATAGTGGCAAAAGACTTTTGCTGATCGATGTCGCCCCGACAGTGGACGCTGTCCCGGTAGAGTGGATAGAAAAAGAGATCGAATGGCTTAAAAATGCTAACAACGCTTTCGCAACTCTGACTGCGGGGCAACTGTCTGCAATGCTGAGAAGATGGAGAGACGGTGACCACCATGAAGGATGACTTAATCAGCAGACAGGCGGCGATAATCCAATTGTCGCACAATAAAATCGGGGATGATGACTGCGATGTTGTCGTGCAAAAAGATATTGAGACAATTAAGGCACTGCCATCCGCACAGCCAGAAAAACGCACGGAAAAACGCACGGAAACGCACGCGTGCGATTTAATCGACAGACAGGCGGCGATTGATGAGTGGAAAAAAGATTTCAAAGGATACATAAATGCACTCAATATGCCGAAAGATGATTATGACGGGATCATGGAATACATTGATGAGTTGCCATCCGCACAGTCAGAAATCAAACCGATAGAATATCGTGACTGTGCAAATGCAATGCTGAAAATGTGGATGGATAATGTGGTAACTGATGGGGAATATAACCGCATCATGGACAAGTTGAATGCGCATTGGGGGATGGAGAATGGACGATTTAATCAGCCGGCAGGCGGCGATTGATGCACTCAAGGAAAAGGTGTTTCACAATCTTACGGATGAATTTTACGGCACAATGCAAGTCCTTGACGAGTTGCCGCCCGTGGATGTGGTCAGATGCCATGATTGTGAAAACGCAGATGCGGGTAGCATCATGATTTACTGTCTGTTACATGGGTGCTATATGCGTGATACCGACTTTTGTAATTATGGCAAGCAGGAGGATGAATGTGGCTGATTTGATCGACAGACAGGCGGCAATTGATGCAATTTTTGGCAGAAGCCATGAAATCATAAAGATGAGAATCGGAAATTTGCCTTCTGTACAGCCGAAACAGCAGTGGGTTCTGTGTAGTGAGAGATTGCCGACAAGACCGGGAAGATACCTTGTAACTCAGAAAATACCTTATGGAATGCGTGTGACGATTGCATATTTTGATTGGAATGAATTTTGGGACGAGGCAGTTGCATGGATGCCGCTCCCGGAGCCGTACAAGGGGGAGCCATGATCAACATGGGGGTGTGCCATCGGGATAAAACGCTTTGCGTTGATTGCGATTCTGAGGATTGCGTTTTGGCAGGTGACATTGAGTCCGATTGCCCTGAGTGGGTATGTCAGCAACCGGAGAAAAGGTGCGAGGATTGTGAGTTTCTGAAGGAGTATGTAGATAAGTGGAGGAGGGAACATGGTAGTTCTTGATATCACAATGCCGGAAAGCTGCGAGAAGTGTTACTGTGTCGGGCAATTCTGCACACATACCGCATATGGTGATGTAAATCTTTTCTTTTGCCCAGACGGCAGTGATGTGACCAGGGAAGACCGGAAAGACGCTTTCCCTTACCGCCCGGATTGGTGTCCCATGGTCGAGGTGGAAGAGAAGAAGATCCAGGAGAGGACAAGCCACACCACATGGGAGGAGAAAACAGTGTATGTGAGGAAAAGTGATGCAGAAAAAAAGCGGTGAGTTTGACGTGGAGTGGAAGACCCTGCGGAGGGCAGTGACAGCGCCGCTGCAGGACACATACTCGGCAAGGCATCTCCCTAACGGAAAGTTAACCGCCTTTGGGCGGAAGATGAAGCTGCAGGAGCTTGCTGATAAGGGCAAAAAGGAGGCCGGAAGAAGCTAAGATGGGATACCGGACATCGCTGGATATCAGTGCAAAATGCCCTCTTTATGAGGGCGTGGTGAAGGCCGGGAACGGGGCCTTCTCAGGTGTGAAGTGCCAGTGCATCTGTGACAACTTTGGCTTTGACGTCTCCACCATCATCCGCTGCACAAACTTCCGGGAGACGGTTAACCTCAAAGAGATCTTCTGCGATGACCGGTATAAGTACTGCCCCTACTATCTAGCATGGTGTGAGGCACATAAAAAATAGAGGCCAGCATTAGCTGGTCTCTATTTTTTCCTCTATGGCTGCCAGGAAGAACTGCCGCATGCTCGGGTACCCCTGCTCCTTGGCGGCTGCCTCGAACCTCTTGTAGTCCTCCGGGGAGACCCTGAAGCGGATCTCCTTCAGCTTCTTCAGATACTCCAGGGTGTAGTCCTTGTTGTAGGCCATGTCAATCTCCTTTGTGATACATGCGGATGATCGCGCAGGCCTCATCGTAGAAGCACTGGATATCGCAGTTGTCATCTGCCTCGCCGTTCCACCTGTCCAGGATCCCAGCGTCGGGGTCGTAGCGGTCCGCTCTGCTGACAAGCTCTGTCATGGAATCCGCATCAAACTCCACCTGGTCATCAATCCACTGCATCAGCTCGGTGTCTGTCATGTCTTCGATCTGTTTCATGTCCTCCTCCTCTTCGTAGATGTCACTGTACGGGATCTCCTCGATGCAGATGGGGTCATCGCCCTCTTCGATCACTGCGATCAGCCCTTCCGGGTAAGACTTCAGCATCGCTTTCGCTTCCTCGATGTCGTAGGAACCATATCCCCAATCGGTGTCCTCACGGTTGGCCTGCACTGCGTACCACTTTGTCATGTCCTCTCCTCTCTGCCGCTTGGCGGCTGCCGAATCGTTTTTTTCGTCTGTCCCTCGGGACACTTTGAGTCTAGCAAACTTAGCGCACTAATGCAAGTGGCAGGTTGCACAAAGATTAGCGCACTAATTTGTGCAGATCTGCCAAGGGCGCACTTTTCCTCCCGGAATCTGTACCCTTGAAGCATGGGAGAAAAAAAGAAAGACCTGGTAACAGGCAAGAATCAGGCGAGACAGAGAGACGCCCACGGGCGCTTTGTGAAGGGAACATCCGGCAACCCACGGGGGAGACCGAAGTCAGACGAGGAGATCAAGGAGGCCCTCAAGCTGCTCGTCCCACGGGCTGTCGAGGTGCTGCGGGAGATCATCGAGAACCCGGAAGCGAGAGACCAGGACAGGATCCGCGCCATCGAGGTGATCTTTGACAGGGTCTTCGGGCGTCCTGCACAGGAGGTCAAGCTGGAAGACATCGATACCACAGTCCGCATCATAGACGCAGACCCGGAGGGGGCCGAGTACAATGGCTGACCTTTATCTGGGGAAGCCGTCAGAGAAGCAGAAGCTGTTCCTGCGGGATCACCATCGGCATGTCGGGTACGGCGGCAGCAGAGGTGGTGGGAAGAGCTGGGCGGTGCGTACCAAGGCCGTGAGACTGGCTCTCTTTAATCCTGGCATCAAGATCCTGATCATCCGCAGGACATACCCGGAGCTCCTGGCGAACCACGTAAAGCCGCTTAAGGCCCTGCTACGGTGCGGCACAAAGGAACAGCTTGCCAGATACAACGACAGCAAGAAGGAAATGCAGTTCCCAAACGGCAGCGAGATCCTCTTCGGGTACTGCGCCACCGAGAGCGATGTGGATCGCTACCAGGGAACAGAAGTGGACATCCTCTTCATCGATGAGGCCACACAGCTCAGTGAGGACCAGATCAAAAAGCTTACGGCCTGTGTCCGTGGTGTCAATCAGTTTCCCAAGAGGACCTACTACACCTGCAACCCTGGCGGGAAGGGGCACGCCTACATCAAGCGAATCTTCATCGACCGGGACTTCATCAGCGGGGAGCGACCGGAGGACTACAGCTTCATACAGTCCAAGGTCTACGACAACGATGCCCTCATGAAGGCGAACCCGGAGTATGTCCACGAACTGGAAGCGCTGCCGGAGGCCCTGCGGAAGGCGTGGCTGGAAGGGGACTGGAATGCTTTCGTGGGGCAGGTCTTCCCAGAGTGGCGCAACAACCCGGACGGCTACCAGAGCAGGCAGTGGACCCATGTGATCGATGACTTCACCCTGGACAACTCCGTCAAGATCTTCAGAGGCTTTGACTTTGGCTATAGCAAGCCCTTTGCGGTGGTCTGGATAGCCATAGATCACTATGGGCGCATGTTTCTGTGCAAGGAGTATTACGGCTGCACCAGGCAGGCCGACACCGGGGTGCAGATGGAGCCCAGGGAGATCGCGAGACGCATCAAGGAGATAGAGAGCACGGACCCCCAGCTTAAGGGGCGCCAGATCACGGGCATAGCTGACCCGGCGATCTGGCAAAACACCACCGGCGAAAGCATCAGCGACATGATGATGAAAGAGGGCGTCTACTTCTCCAAGGGCGACCACACCAGACTTGCTGGCCTCATGCAGATGCACTACCGATTGGCCTTTGATTCCATGGGCCTGCCGATGCTCTACGTCTTCAAGTCCTGCACCAACGTGATCAGGACGCTGCCGGTGCTGATCTATGACGAGAAGCACCCAGAGGACGTGGACACCACCATGGAGGACCACCTCTACGATGCCATCCGCTATGTGTGCATGGAAAACCCATTGAACCCGAAGCCTATCATCCCAGAGAAGCCGCCGGAGACGGACCCGCTTAACATCTGGGCAGACAGATACAAATTCTAAGGGGGATCATGAGAGAGTTTAAATCCTTTTTTAAGCTTGCATCAGGAGGGGAGGGGAGCCGCTGCCGATATCCCACCAGGCTGGACCTTTACGGCTGTGGGTGCTCCCATGATTGCAAGTACTGCTACGCCAAGAGCCTGCTGTCCTTCCGCAAACTCTGGAGGCCGGGAGACCCTGCGGTTGCCGACATCGAGAAGGTCAAGCGGAAGATCCAGCGCATCGAACCGCCAGCCGCACTGAGACTCGGCGGGATGACCGATTGCTTCCAGGCGGCAGAGAAGGAGCACCGGGTGACCTACGGCGCCATCGAGGAGCTGAACCGGAGAAGGATCCCATATCTCATCGTCACCAAGTCTGATATGGTCGCAGATGACGAGTACATGGACCTGATGGATAAGGACCTGGCACATATCCAGATCAGCGTGACCGCCACCGATGATGGCCTTGCCAAGACCTACGAAAGCTCCCCGTCTCCTAGCAGGCGGATAAAGGCCATTGAGAAGCTTAACCAGGCGGGTTTTGATGTGCAGCTTCGGTTGAGCCCCTTTATACCGCAGTATGTGGACCTCGGGCGCCTCGCCAGTGTCGATTGCGGGAAGATCCTGGTGGAGTTTCTCCGGGTCAATCACTGGATCCGGCAGTGGTTCGACATCGACTACACGCCATACACTTTGAAGGAAGGCGGGTATGAGCACCTGCCGCTTGAGGCAAAAGTGGAACTGATCGACAAGATACACGGCTACGATGAACTGACGGTATGTGAGGACGTGAACGAGCACTATGAGTACTGGAAGCAGCACGTCAACCCGAACCCAGATGACTGCTGCAACCTGAGAGGCGTTACAAATCCAAAGGGGGAGACATGAGACCTAAACCGAGGATCACAAAATACATCGGCCTATCGACCGATACGAAGCCAAGCGCGGACTATGGAGATACCTTCCTAGAAATGGACACAGGAACCGTCTGCATGTTCGACGGCGAGACATGGCATGCCAGATCGAGGGAGCGCGAATACAGCGGCGACATCGTTTCATTTAAGGCTCGGAAGGTTGTACCCATGCAATCGGTTGTTGTGAGCATGGAGCCTGTGCAGGACTTGCACGGATACGACCATCCGTGGCCTGCGGGGGGTGGGAAGAATAAACTCGACATTGCCAAACTGACCAACTACACAAATCCCGGTAATGGATCGACCCTTGTTAATAACGGCGATGGCTCGATTACTGTAACCGCAACATCCTCGACCAACATCGAGTGCGGGAAAACCCTTGGAGAAATTGCCGACCTTGTTGTTGGACATAGTTATATAATCACGGCTGATTCCACGGGATCAACCAAATATGTCTATCTGCATGGCGGTGGATCAACATGGACATTTGGCTATGAAAAAGAAATAACACAGGACATTCTTGACGGAAAAGTGTCGTTCTATGCATCTGGCACGCAGTCATCTGCAACTATCTCTAATCTGATGATTCGTCCCGCTTCCGTTTCCGATGCGACATACGCCCCCTACTCCAACGAGTGCCCCATCAGCGGACGGACGGGGGCGGATATTGAGCATACGGGGGTTAATGTTTGGGACGAAGAATGGGAATTAGGTACAATCAATGATTCCACCGGTCTAAACGCACCAGAAACTACAATCATCAGAAGCAAAAATTATATCCCTGTTGTTGGCAATACTGCATATTATTTTAAAACCGCTAATGCCAACATGAGAGTTTTCAAGTACAGATCGGATAAAAGCTACATTGGATATGATAATGTCTATAATAGTGTACTTACACTAGGTGAGGATGTGTGCTTTATCCGTTATCGAATGTATGTAGCTTACGGCACGACTTACAACCACGACATCAGCATCAACTACCCGGCAACCGACACCGAATACCACGCATACCAAGGCGAAACCATCTCCGTCTCATGGGAATCCGAGGCAGGAACCGTCTATGGCGGCACGCTCGATGTGGTCACGGGCGAGTTGGTGGTGGATAGGGCGATGGTGGACTTGGGGACGCTGACATTTACGAAGAACGATTCGTCCTTCATTGGTTTGCCGTGCTTCTATGCTACAATTCCAAATGCAAAAGCTGGTGTACCTTATGTTGCCTGTTCCGACTACACCATAAAACGGGATAGGACATTTATTGACGGTACAGGGCAGATATCTCCCGGAAACGGCTCCGACGCAACTTATTGTGTGGTACGGGATGACAGATATGCTACGGTTGACGCCGCCGAATTCAAAGCCGCAATGTCTGGCGTCCAACTTGTCTACGAAATCGTCGAACCCATCACCTACCACCTAACCCCGCAGGAGGTGCGGACGCTTCTGGGCGATAACAACGTGTGGAGCGATGCGGGGGATGTTACAGTCAAGGTTAAGCTCTAACGTCTAACGAAAGGAGAAAAATTATGGTCAGTATCGTTAACCTGGAAATGACCGAGTATATCGGATTATCCACGGACACCAAGCCGTCCGACCACATGTCCAACGGGTCCAGCTTCTATGAGATGGACACCGGCAAGACCTATTACTATGATGCCGACGGCGAGGAATGGATCACCGCAGACTAAGGGGGTAGCAGATGGCAATCTATTTCAACGGCGTTCCGAGAGACCCGCAGGAACCGCAGGTCAACCCGGCAGGCCCCGCTCCGGTGTCCTTTGCGGACGCAAGGCCGACCGAGACCGTGCAGGGTCCTGCCATCGGAGAGGCCGAGCTAAAGGCCGCCCAGGACCGCCTGGAGCGGTACAAAGAGGGCAAGTCCATCTATGACGAGCGGATCATCGAGAACGAGGACTGGTGGAAATTGCAGCACTGGCGGAACTTCCGAAACCCCATGAGAGACGGCAGGCAGAACAAGCGCCAGAACTACAACAACAAGCCGGTGAGTGCATGGCTCTTCAATTCCCTCATGAATAAGCACGCGGACGCCATGGACAACTACCCAGAGCCTGCGGTCCTGCCCCGCTCCAGGGACGATGAGGGCGCCGCAAAGACCCTGTCCTCGGTGCTTCCGGTGATCATGGATAACTGCGATTTTGAGCAGACCTACTCCTCCACATGGTGGGACAAGCTGAAGAACGGCAGCGGGTGCTATGGCGTCTTTTATAACACCAAGCTTAACAACGGGATCGGTGACGTGGACATCCGCAGCATCGATATGCTCAACCTATACTGGGAGCCGGGGGTGCAGGATATCCAGGATTCAAAGGACATCTTCCTCCTGACTCTCCGGGATAACGATTTGCTGGAGGCAGAGCACCCGGAACTCCGTGGGAAGCTGCGGGAGAGCGGCCTCACCCAGAAGCAGTACCGCTATGATGACCATGTTGACACCAGCCACAAGTCCATCGTGGTGGACTGGTACTACAAGGTCAACCGAGGGGCCGGTGACATCCTGCACTACGCACAGTGGGTGGACGACGTCCTGCTCTTTGCCTCGGAAAATGAACCGGAGTACCAGGAGCGGGGATACTACGACCACGGGCAGTATCCCTTCGTGATTGACGTCCTCTTCGAGGAGAAGGGCACACCGGCTGGTTTCGGCTATATTGATGTCATGCGGTCACCGCAGGAGTACATCGACCGCCTCGGAGGATCCGTCCTGGACAACGCCCAGTGGGCCGCCAAACCGAGATACTTCATGAAGGATAGCGCGTCTATTAATGCAGAGCAGTTCTTGGACACCAACCAGCAGCTTGTCAACGTGGCAGGTATGAATTTGTCTGACGATAACATCCGACCCATTGAGACGAAGGAGCTGTCCGGGAATGTTTTGGCGGTCCTGCAGTACAAGGTGGACGAGCTGAAGGAAACCTCCGGGAACCGGGATTTCTCACAGGGGACCACGACCGCCGGAGTCACTGCGGCATCTGCCATCGCCGCCCTTCAGGAGGCAGGTTCCAAGGGATCCCGCGACATGATCAAGGGAGCCTACCGGGCATATTCGGAGATCTGCAACCTTGTGATCGAACTGGTGAGGCAGTTCTACGATGAGCCGAGAGCCTTCCGAATCACGGGGGATAATGGTTCCCCGGAGTATATCGAGTTCAACAACGCCGGGATGCAGAGCCAGGTCACCGAGGAGTTCGGCATGGAGTTCGCCACCAAGGAGCCGGTGTTTGACATCAAGGTCAAGGCACAGAGGTCGAACCCCTATAGCAGGACGGCGCAGAACGAGCTGGCTTTGCAGTTCTACCAGCTTGGATTCTTCAACCCACAGCTCACGGACCAGGCCCTCGCCACCGTCGATATGATGGACTTTGAGGGCAAGGAGAAAGTCAGGGAGACCATCAGAAACAACGGCACCCTGTTTGAGCAGCTGCAGCAGGCACAGCAGACAAACCTCCAGCTTGCGACACTCCTTGCACAGACTACCGGGGACACCAGGCCCCTTCAGGCACTGCAACAGCAGATGGGGATGGCCCAGGAAGGCGGCGCTGCGGCGCAGGCGGCACCCTCCGGTGGTGTGGATTCTGGGCGCAGCATGAGCACGGCGGAAAAGGCCCAGAGGGCCGCTGCCGATACCACGGCGGTCAGATGATCAGGGTATCGGTGAGAGCGGATGAGGAGTCCGCACAGGTCATTGTGAGCGGTCATGCTGGTCATGCGGAGTATGGTCATGACATAGTCTGCGCCGGGGTCTCGGTGCTGACAAACACCCTCGCCAATCTTGCACGGCGCTGGGCCTACGACGGAATCGTTGATCTGTACCTGGTCCAGCCAGAGACAGAGCCGAGCCACATCTTCGTGAGGACTGGCGGGAATGCTGCGGTCAACGCCACCATCAGGACCTTTATTGAGGCCTATGGACAGCTTGCAGAGCAGTATCCAGACAATGTGGCGCTTGAGATTCTCCCATGAGTGGAGCCCTTCGGGGCTCCTCTTTTTGTGCTGCTGTCGGGGGCGCAAATCGTCTACAAAAAAATCTATTCTATCAGCAAAGACAGGAGGTGACACGATGACACTGGCACAGCTGATTGCGGAGGTGGGGGAGCTCCGGCCCCATCAGTACGGGACGGACCATATGACCGCATGGGTCAACGAGATCGAGGCACGGGCGGTCCGGGAAGTGATCAACCGGGCCTGCGGTAACAATATCGAGTGGACCCCATACATCTATGACAAAGATGCTGACAAGACGCTGCAGATCCCGGACGAGCACAAGGCGGTTTATGAGACCTACCTTTTCGCCAGGATCGACTACACCAACGGCGAGATAGAGCGGTACAACGCCGATGCTGCAATGCAGGACTCCGCATGGCACGATTACGCCGCATGGTACAGAAGGGAGCACAGACCAAAGAGCTATGAGATTGCCTATGCTAAGTGCCCTGACCCGGAGGGGACAGGATGTTGTGAACACATTTTCTGGGCTTGATGAGAGGCTTGTGACGCCCCCTGGGAGCTTCTCTGTCATGCGTAATATGTCGGACAGGTTCTACCCCGCCATCGCCACCAGAGCGCCACGGGGAGCCTCCCAGACGTCCCTGGCAAAGCCTCACGGCCTCCTCTGGAAGAATGGCCTGTTCTGGGTGGACGGGACCGAGTGCTACTACAAGGGGAACCTGATCAGCGGCCTCACTGTCACGGACAGCGACAAGCAGCTGGTGGGCATGGGCGCCTATATCGTGATCTTCCCGGACAAGAAGGTCTACAACACCCACACCGGCGAAGTCCGGGACATGGACGCCACCTACACCCAGAGCGGCACCATCACCTTCGAGGAGCTCTCGATGGATTCTGTCTTCACCAAGATCACGGCCTCCGGGATAGGGAGCACCTTCAAGCTGAACGATGGCGTGACCTTCTATGGCGTGAACGATGCGTCCTTCCAGGTGGATGGCAAGCCGGCGACCAAGACCATCACGGAGATCGGGGCCAACTACATCGTGGTGACGGCCCCCCTCCAGAATCAGATCTCCGGCACCGTGGAGCTTCTGGCAAGCGGCAGCGCCACCAGGATCAACTATGAGGGCATCCAGAGCCAGTTTTCCGTGGGCGATGTGGTCCGGGTGATCGGGTGCACTGATGACGCCCTCAACGGCACCGGGAAGACGGTGACGGGCAAGGGGACCAACTATATCACCATCGGGACGGCCTTCCCCACGAAGACATACTCCCAGAGCGGAACGATTTCTGCGGCGCCCTACTTCGCCGGGTCCTCCCTAACGAGGATCACTGCCTCCTCCCTTGGGACCACCTTCTCGGTGGGCGATGTGGTGACCGTGGCTGGCTTCACGGGTGGCTTGGCGGCGCTGAACGGTACCAAGACCATCCAGTATGCCGGCAGCGGCTATCTGGTCTTTGAGGGCGCTATCTCGACAAGCACCACGCAGTCCTCCGGGGTGACGATCACCAGGACCAGGCACAAGAGCTCTGCCGTGACAGTGAAGCGGACTTCCTTCACCAGGGCCTCGGGCATCACCATGAAGAGGGAGAGCCAGACCTTTGACTATGTCTGTGAGCACGACAACCGGCTCTGGGCATGCTCGTCTGCAAACCATGAGGTCTACGCCTCTGCCCTTGGGGATCCGACCAACTGGAACACCTACGAAGGACTCAGCACGGACAGCTACACAGCCTCTGTGGGATCTGACGGCGACTTCACCGGGTGCATCTCCCACATGGGCCAGGTGCTCTTCATGAAGGAGCAGAGCATCCATGTGATGTACGGGCAGAAACCCGCCAATTATCAGATCTCCACGCGGCAGATGCCCGGCGTTCGGAAAGGCTGCAGCCGGAGCATGCAGATCATAGACGAAACCCTCTACTATGTGGGCCGGAAGGGCGTCTATGCCTACGATGGCGCCGCTCCTGCAAAGATCTCCGAGCAGATCCAGAGTGAGCTCTCAGATGCCGTGGCAGGCCAGCAGGACGGGCGGTACTACCTTTCCTGCAAGAAGGACGGGAAGCAGGCGCTCCTCACCTTCGACCCCAGGTACCAGATCTGGGACCAGGAGGACGAGACAAAGTTCCTCTTTTCCTCCTACGGGGACGGGATCCTCCACTACATCGATGGCGACAGCAAGGAGCTTCGGACCATCACTGGCTCCGAAGATGATGACATCGCCTGGTGCATGGAGAGCGGGGATATCAGTGAGAACAGCCTCGACCAGAAGCATATCGGGCGTGTCCGGTTCCAGTTCCAGATGGACCGGGATGCGGAAGCAACGGTCTACCTGCGGTATGACGATGATCTGCTCTGGGAGAAAAAGGGGACGGTCCGCTCGTCCAGAAAAACTGTTTTCGTGCTGCCGGTAATCCCCAGGCGGTGCTTCAAATTCCGCTGGAGGATTGAGGGCCATGGGCAGGTGAAGCTGCTGGCGATGGATACCACTGTAGAAGGAGGATCTGAGATTCATGGCGACATTCAATCTTGGTTCCGCAGGTAATATCCAGGACCTAAAGCAGGTCAAGTCCTACCTCTACAAGCTGGAAGAGCAGCTCAAGTACATGTTCGCCAACCTGGACCCGGAGGAGAACTTTGATTCCAGGGCGAAGCTGATCTATGCAGCAAACGCCGAGCGGCAGGCGGCGCTGGAAGTGGCGCTTGAAGGGATCACGGCAAGCTATGTCACCAAGGAGACGCTGTCACAGCTTGCCCTGACGGAGGACGAAGCGGCACTGCGGTATGTCAACAAGGACGGAATTATCTCAGAGATCAATGCGAGTTCGGAGCAGGTGACCATCAGGGCGAACAAAATAAGCCTGGAAGGAACGGTCACTGCAAATAACTACTTCAAGATCAATCGAGATGGGTCTATGGAGGCCGTCAGCGGAAAGTTTGCAGGAGAGCTAACCATTGGTGGTCAGAACCAGGGGACGCTGAAGATCAAGAATGCAAGCGGAACGGATGTAGGGCAGTGGGATGCGACGAGCCTGCGGATCGGGCCGCTTTCAGGCGGCGGATACAACTATACGGTGACAAGCGCAGGTGCTGTGTCAATCAAGAATGGGTCGCTAACCTTGGGGAGCGGAAACACGCAGATTAATCTGGATAGTTCTGGCTTGCGGCTTGGTGGAGAATCTGCTTCCGCTGCGGCTTTCCATGTGTCAAATGCCGGTGCCGTGACGATAAAAAATGGATCTCTATCCCTTGGGGCGATCACGGGGACAAGTCCGACCAAGTACGCTTTCACGGTCTCTTCTTCAGGAGCAAGGACCACAAGCCAGGCCACAGACGATCTTTATGGAACAACAATATATCCATACATGGAGCTTGCAGGAGGGGTCTTGCGTGGAGGAGTAGACAGCACACAGTACGGACTCATTCAGTTCAACGGGTCTTTAACGCCAAAGAGAGGAGGCCCATCGACTACTGCCCTTGCACTGAGATCGCAGGCGGTGCTTTTGTCAGGGGGAGTATGGACATGTAATTCTGATAACCCTGCTACGGCGACAGAATTTGGGAAAGGGAAGACGGTCACATATCAAAAGATATGTGCAAATCCAGAATATATCCCGGACATGGACGATTACGATTTTGACCTGCTTCAGTTGGAGTTTTTAAACGGAATACTGGTTGAGTCCAGGATCATTCCGATTGATGACGAGTGATGAGACAGAAAAAGCTCTTAAAGCAATATTGGAGAGAGAAGTTATCGAAACGGAAAGGACGAAAAATGACCGTCAAATATAACCAGGAAGACATCCAGCTTTGCCTTGACTGCCTCAACTCCATGAACGTGAGCGGCATAGAGGCAATGAAGCGCATTGTGATGATCGCAGAGAAACTCATGAACCCCCTGCCGGCGGCAGAGGAGAAGGGAAAGGAGGAACCCGATGCCAGTCATAAAGAAGAATAAGCGGTCCTACAACATCGGGAGCAGCGGCCCCGGGGTATCTAGGTCTTCTGGTAACCAGATGATTGATACCACGCCCGGGCGGGTGGTGCCCACTGCGGCGCAGATCAAGGGGGCGTCCTCTGCCTTCAATGCCGATCCGATCAAGGCGGCTGGAGGGGTCCCGGACGCGGTTTCCACGGGCATCGGGCTGAAGTCCACGAGCACCGGACCCATCGCAGGCACCCTGTCTGACGAGGAGTGGGGCGGGAGTTCCAGCAAAAAGAGTTCCACCTCCGGGGGGTACTCCTATAAGCCGTTCCGATATTCCGGTCCAAGCTGGCAGGAAATTGATGTACCGGAGCTGAAGGACTTCACCTACGAAGACTTTAACCGGCAGGCCTTCAAGACCGGCGACCTCACCAACGACTACCTGAAGAAGATGCAGGATACCGATGCTGCGAAGCCTGGCCCTTACAAGTCCCAGTATGAGGGCGCCATCCAGACGATCCTGGACGGCATCCTTAACGGCAATCAAAAGCCTTTTGACGCCACTACGGACCCCAATTACAACATGCTCTACAACCAGGCGCGGGAGAAGTACACCACGGCAGGGCAGAAGGCCATGCGTGACACCATGGGCCAGATGCAGGCCATGACCGGCGGCTACGGGTCCACTGCGGCCCAGATTGCCGGCGGGCAGGCCTATGACAGCTATCTCCAGTCTCTGAACGATCAGAATGCGGACCTCGTCAACCTGGCGTGGCAGATGGCACAGGATCAGACGGCGAACCGCTACAGACAGCTCGCCGCTGCCAATGAGGCAGACGCAACAGCCTATGGACGGTATGCCGATGACTACAACCGCTGGCTTCAGGACCGGAACTACAATGCCGATCAGTATCAGAGGATGTACGGCAACGACTGGAATGAGTACCAGTACAACACCAACTTTGATTGGGATCAGTACCAGGCCGACAGGAACATGGACTACAACATCTTCACTGATCGGCAGAACCGGGAGTGGCAGAGGTATCAGGACGCTGCGGACCGGGCGTGGCAGCAGGAACGGGCGGCCCGTGGCGATTGGGAGTACGACAACAGCTTCAACTACAACGCATATCGGGACAATATTGCTGACCAGCAGTATGAAGCGGAGCAGGCGTACAAAAGAAGCCGTGATGACATCGCAGATTCCAGATATGATACGGAATTTGAGTACAAGATGTCGAGAGATGATCTTGCTGATCGGGACGCTGCCTTCAACATGGCCTACAAGATGGCCTCCGCTGGGCAGAAGGTTCCTTCCATGTATGCCAAGCGGCTCGACCCGGAGACCCTGGCACAGCTTGAGGCGCTGTCCGCACAGGCGGCGGCTCAGATTGCTGCAGGTGGTTCCGGTGGCGGCGGAGGAGGAAGAGGAAGAGGCGGATCCGGCAGGAAGAGTTCAAGCGGAAAGGGCAATTATGCCACCGCGACTGTTGAGAATCCGAACAGCAACAGTTGGGTTCATGTAGATGGAATGGGGCGCATGTCCTGGGATGAACTCCAGAAAGCAGTGAAAAGAGGAGAGGTCGTTGAGAAATACGACAGCAGCGATAACTCCTACATCTACAGAGAGTCTGACGAGCACAAGAAAAAGAAGGAAAAAGGGAAAGAGATCCTGAATAAAGCGGCAAACATTACAAAGGACGTTTTCAGTAGCCTCTTCTGAAAGGGATTAGACTATGGCGAGTTCAAAGAGCTTTCTTGATTACAAAAACACCCAGAGGAAAAAGGAGAAAAAGGACGAGAAGATCATTGGAAAATACTTTTCTTCCGTAGAATCTGAGCGTCCGAATCCCGCAACCATAAGCACCACCAAGAGCCAGACTGAGGAACAGTCTGGCTCATCTGCGAAGTCTTTTCTCGACTGGAAAGTAAATGAGAGAAAGAATGAAGTGAAGCAGAACGGGTATGAAAGAAACGGGGTATATGCTTTTAAGCCGAGTCCTTACACCAATGCGGCTGATTCTCGTGCGACGCTGATGGACCTTGCCTCCCAGAAGGTCGCATTTGACCGGCGGGAAGCGGCGAGAAGGCGCCAGACAAATGGCGGCACCATGCGAAGCGCACAGCCAACGATCCCCGAGCAGATGCTCCCGGGGTCTCCGTATATTGGGACGGAAAACTCCCTGGGGCGGTATGGGAAGGGGAATATTGACCTTTATAATCGTCCGCAGTACCGGAATCCCGATGGCAGCGTTTCAACGGTTCGGAGCATCTCTATCGGCACGGATGACGGTGAGGTGCTGATTCCTACAGTTGGGCGGGATGCCAACGGTAGGCCGCGCCTTCTGTCTGATGACGAGGCTATCGACGAGTACTTCCGCACCGGAAACAACCTGGGGACGTTCAAGACCATTGAAGAGGCAGATGATTACGCCGACCGTCTGCACAAGCAGCAGGAGGCTTACTACACTGGGAAGGGGAGGGAGCTTCCTTCCCTTGAGCAGATGGCGAACCCCATGCGCTATGCCAAGACCCGTAGACAGACTGCCGGCGGAAACAGCACCGTTGAGGGCTCCACGGTGGACCGCATGCTCCAGGCGGCAAAGCAGTCTGAAGCCAGAGCGGCAGAGCAGAAGGAGCAGACCTACCAGAGGAATGCCGTCAACGCCTTTGGAAATCCGAATGCCAGGGCAGGCGGAAACTGGCACACCACGCCGACCGGGGCATGGGGGGCGCAGGACCAGAACGGGCGCCTTGTCAGTCCTCAGTCTCAGAGATACGAGCAGGACTATCGAGACACCGATCCCATGCGGAGGCTGGCGGCGGAGAGAGTGTCTGCCCAGGATGCGGAGAACCCGCTGAACACCAGGGGGAACACAAAGCCCTATAGTGTGATGACGGATGACGAGAAGTCCGTCTATAACTATCTGTACTCCACCTATGGTCCGGCACGGGCCGAAGAGTACCACAACGGCCTGATGGACGAGATCAACCGCAGGATCGGGCAGGAGAATTACGAGGCAAACACCAATGATCTCAACACCGCCCAGAAGGCCCTGCGCTCGTACCAGCAGGGATTCTCTTCCGGCATCGAGGGAATCTTGAACGCGCCGGCTGCTCTTATGGGGGCGGAGAACCGTCGTGCCAGGTCTGCTACTGAGTATGAGAATTCTGCTCTTCGTTCTGATCAGGGGAACAACACTGCTCAGAAGATTCTTTACGACATCGCCAGCTCAACAGGAAACATGACGCCTGGCATGATGGCATCTGCATTGGGGGCTCCTGCCGCTGTTGGCAGCACTCTGTTCGCCACTTCTGCCGGAGGCAATGCCTATGCCGAAGCGATGAATGCCGGGGAAGACGTCAGCACATCCCGCGCCTATGCGGTTCAGCAGTTCGCGGATGAAGAGGCGACGAACTGGCTCCTCGGCGGTATCAACGCCTTCGGAGGCGGTGCTGTCCGAAAGGTCATGCAGAACTCTGCTGCAGGAAGAACTCTCGATGCGGCTGTGAATCGCCTGGTAAAGACCGAGAGCGGACGGCGGATGCTCCATATGATGATGGATTATGTGGGCGATATGGCAGGCGAAGCTCAGCAGGAGTATGTCCAGTTCTATACTGAGAACTTCACAAAGGCCATCCTCGGCATGAAGGATGAGGACGGGAATCCTGTTGATTTCAACTTCAACCCTGCCGATCCTGACGCCCTCTATGCGGCCCTCCTCGGCGCCCTGAATGCCGGAGCTCTGAACGCGGCGCCGGCTGCGGCCCGTGTGATTCACGGGTCTGGCACGGACGTCCAGAACGCCGGCGGCCTTGCAGAGGATCTTAGGAACACCACAAGAGAGGATTACACCAGCGACGCGGCTTATGAGAGCGCGATGCGCCTTGAGGCTGTCGCAAGGGAGATCGGGGATAGACAGGCGGCAGGGAGGTCTCCTTCCGCTATGGACCGGATCGCTTTTAATGAAGCCATGTCGGAGTTTATTGAGGCGTCAACCGAGTCTGAAGCAGAGAGTGAGGAAGAGAATCCAAGAACTGGCTTTGTTGACGAGTCCGGACTGACACTTCAGGAGATCACAGAGGGGGCCAGACAGCTTCGGGAAGCCGAAAACAGAACAGATGCACCAGGTGCTGAGCCCTCAGAGGCAGAGCCGAGCCGGATGACGATCCCTGCAGAAATGAAGGAACAGGCCGCCTACGACCTCCTGGAAACCCGGAGACCCGAACGTATTGAGTGGACGGACGGGGCCGGGACCTTTGTCATGCAGAGAGAGGCGGACGAAGGCTACAGCGTCACCAACCAGAGAGGGGAGACCTCCGGGCTCACCGAAGATCAGGCGGCACAGATGCTTCCGGCAGACACCGAGCTCACCATCACCTTGGGAGAACGGGACGAGGCACAGCAGGCCGCTCCAACAACTGAGCAGGCCGCTCCCACAACTGCTCCCACAGAGGAGGCCGTGTCTCGTGTTGAGGCGGAGCAGGCCGTTGACGAAGACACCAACAGCCGCCTGATGGAGATCGCCTTGGATCGTGAAGCCGAAAAAGAGAGACAGCTTAATGCGATCTTTGAAGCCGCATTAAATGCCGATCCGGGAGTGCGTGAAATCATGGATCGTGCTACTATGTGGTCAGAAGAAGACCGGCAGGCGGCGTTCAACCTTGGAATGGAGGAGCGCCGTTGGAATCAGCAGCAGGCAATTCTTAACGAAAACAGAGTGCAGGAGGGGAACAATGGCGGACAAGGAGCGGTATTATCAGGTAGAGGGAGCGGACGGGATGTATCACTCGGTTCCGGAGAGCAGGCTCAAGGAATTCGAGGAGACGCAGGAGTATCTGCGCCAGCACCCGGAGGAGTTAGCAGCCAGGGAGCAGGAGTCGCACGACAGAGCCAGGAGATTGGTAGAATCCAATCCGAAGTTAAAGGCGATTTACGAAGAGCGAATGCGGAGAAAACAGCAGAGCAAGTAAGAAACAGCCTGCTCAAGGCCGCAGACGCTGACGCAAAGGGCCTGCGGATGGGCGCCGCAACTGATGCAAGGGACATCCTTCCTGTGGCGAGAGAAGGACAGCAGGTCTTCCCCGTGGACAGGAAGACGGCTACTCCTTCCATGAGGCGAGGCGTCGCCATCGCAAAGAAAGCTGGCGCCAAGGGGGTCAAGGTTTTCCTCAGTGACGGCCCCATTATCACCAGATCTGGCGCAAGGGCCAGAGCATGGTGCGACACAAAAACAGGAGAGATTGCGCTCCAAGCGAACAGCGAAAGGGCGACCACGGACCAGCTTGCCATGCACGAATCTGTCGAGCTGGGTATTTCTGATGGTCGTATCAATGTAGCCGACGCCCTGGAGACACTCAGAATCTCTTTAGACAACAGTATCGGCGAGGGTACCGAAGCAATCGATACCCTTGCTTTTAAGTACGCAAAATCGGAAAAGAAGTCCGGTGACATCACAGAGAAAGAGCTTGCCCACGCCAAGAAGGAAATGCTCTGTGATGCGGCTGGAGGCATCAACCAGTTTGACGGAAGACCTGGATTTGAGTACGAGGCAACCCTTATGGATGTGGTCTCGGAGATCGTCCAGCCATACATGAATGAAAAGCTTGATTGGGCCTTTGATGTGGACGAAAGTGTGGATAACTCCACGGCACCGACGGACCATACGGATTACGGAGAAAGCCTGCGGCAGTACTCCGAGGACAACAACAGCCACCTCTTCGAGTTTTCCGTCGAGCAGTTCGCTGCGGCGAACGACTACAAACTCGTGTATACTGGGCCGAAGACCTATAAGATCATCGACAACAAGACCGGGAAAGAGGTCCAGGTTGCCGACATTGCGAAGGAGCACGTTGAGAATACGCCGCTTGGAATGCTTCTTCGCATCGCCCAGAATGAGACCATGCTCAGTGAGGAAGCCGCAGATTCACAGCGGCAGTTTGTCGCCGACCTCATGAAGATGTGCATCCAGTACGGCCCTGACGCCGCCCGTGTCTGGGAAGTTGCAGGAACCCAGACCTTCAGCGCCTTCAAGTCCAATTCTGATCCGCAGTATGGCTCCACCGGCGACATGGGAACTATCTGCTCCAAAACCCAGGCCATTGTGAACGTGATGTCTGATGTGATGGTCCGCCTGGAGAGGGGCCTCGCACGAGATGAAGTGCTGAAGGTTTACAATGCTGTTGCCAATTCCGGCAGGAAGACGAAGCTGTCCGTCCCCTGCCCTGTTTGCTATGTCTTCTCCAGGTGGGTGGGTGTTCCTTCCCTCCTTGAAACCATGCGCCGTGGGCAGGAGCGCTTTGGCCCGAACATCACCGAAGAGCGGTTAAACAAGTATGTCAGAGGGATGGAGCGGCGGTTCACGCCTACCGACGAGGAGCAGCGGAAAGAAGATCCCTACGGAAAGAAAGCCATCAACAAGCGCAAGCAGAGCGTTCAGAACAAGATCGCAAACCTCCAGGACAAGATCGACAGCAGACGGCAGGAGATCTACCGGTCCGTGAAGGGCCTTGAGGCGGCGCTTGAAGCGACACGGAACGACAAGCAGATTGGTCAGATCGCCAGGGAGCAGAAAGCACTGGAGAAGGAATTCCTCGACCTGGAGCTCTACAACTGGGTGACGCAGGTCCGCTGCCTTACCGATTCCAAGAGGAACCCTGTCCGTGATTCCAACGGCAATGTGAAGCTTGACCCGAACTATGAGAAGACCGGGCATGTAGACCTCAAGGTCCTTTTCGATCTGAACAGGACCGGAGAGTTTGCGGAGAATTACCCGAAAGCATGGCTTTACCGCACCACCAGGGGCGCCGGCATGGGCAAGGCGATCCTGCCCTACTCTGGTTTTGAAATCGGAGATGCCCTCCGTGGAGCAGGCCTTACCGGACCGACCAGATACAAGCGCAGCAATAGTCCCCTGTTTAAGATGGACCAGAAAGCGGTCACAAAGCTTGTGCGGAATGCCATCAAGCGCATGAAGGCCCAGAATCTGATCGGAGGACAGCGTCTGCAATCCACCTCTGACTTCCGGGCGGAGTGGGGCCTTGACTATGTGATGACCCTGATGGAGCTTCAGACCATTGGAGCCAAGGTCCAGCTTTACACCAAAGTTATCGAGGCGGTTGACTTCCTCGCTTCGAGCGGTGCGGAAATCAATCTTTCCCTCATGGGCAAGGGCGATGGCTATCACTATGACGCCAACGGGAACCCGGTCCTGGGCCTTGAGGATTTCTCCTCTATTACGGGAATCGATGCCCGTGCTGCGTTTGAGAAGTCCGCACAGTATAACAATGTTCAGCCGATCCTTGTCGGCCTTAACGACACCCACATCAAGCTGGCGCTTGCTGACAGCAGGATCACCTTCATCATTCCGTGGCATTCTTCCGGAAGTAACGAGGCTACCCTTGGGAAGCTGATGAAGAGTGTGGGCGAGAACCTTAAGAATGGACGGGATTATGAGAATGTCCAGGAAGATAAGGTCATCAAGTATGATGACGAAGCGGTCAACGAAGAGAAGAAAGCCATGCGTGACCTGCGGAAGGCCATTGTCACCGGCAAGCTGAAGAAGGACCTCACGGAGGCACAGCAGGAACTGCTCAACAAAAACGAGTGGCTCTCCGACCTCTACAACCGCTTCTATGTAGACAAGAGCGCCGAGGAATATGGCGTGAAGCTGTCCGCAAGCCAGGCGCAGAAGATCTTCCCCTACGAGTATTGGGACAAGTCCCTCACGATCAAGGACGCAAAGCAGAACGGCATCCGGTTCCAGGAGTACTGCGAGAGCCTGGGCCTTAAGCCTCGTTTCTCTGGTGGGAAAGGAAAGAACGGGGAAACCTTCGGCGACTTTACGAAGGAAGACGGATACTGGAAACTTCTGATTGACCGGAAGATGTACAACAACGACGGAACATATCATGAAGTGCAGGCCATCGATGTCAGCAAGATGAAGGTCGGCGACATCCCGATGACCGTGAACTCCAATGTGTACCGCAACGACAGCCTGCTGAAGCAGGCGACGATGGACAGCCTCCGGGCGCTTGAGGAAACGCCGAACGACCTGACGATGGACGAGAGCATCTTCTCGGATGAGGGGTATGAAAACTCTTCCGAACTGGAACTTCTGGAAGAGAACCTCATCAAGCAGAAATCTGAAAAGACGGGAATCGAGTACTCCAGTGAGCTTGACCTTGACGGCGGCTATGCGCCGACCTTGGCGGATAACGATGAGGCAAAAGCCAAGAGACCGGTGCGGCGCTATGTGGAGAGGGCGCAGGCTTTAAAATATGAAGGACTCGATGTCAACGAGGATACTGAACACGCCCTCGAAGTGATAGACGAGAACGGCGAAGTAGTCGATGTCTTCAAGGCACCGAAAGATCCTTATGCCGTCCTTGAAGTCACTAGGGCGCAGACCGACCAGGTGAAAGCATGGGAGAAAACCGATGATGCCGTCGAGACCATGACAAACGCCCTAAAGCAGGAGGCCGGGAAGAGTGTCACGGTTGACGTAGGCAGAGCGGCGAAAGAGATGGCTGCGTCGCTCCGCACCAACTACGGGAGCAGGACGAAAGCCAGTGACCTTGCCGCAAGCATCCAGAACCTTTACACCATGCTGG